CCCTTCTTTGCCACACACTCTCTTGTCAACCAAGGAAACGTTAAAATGTACGCAGAAATTAGTTTTCACTACGACTGCCTGCAGGGTTCGGTCTATGGTAAATCCCATATGATACCGACCTCGGTGTCGCTTAGAATCATCGGCGATGGTGTAACTCTTCGTAGTGATACGAGAGCCATCACAAGTCCGACTTTGTATTCTGGGGACATTCTGTCATTACTGACGGATTTCCTGGTTGCTGGCTTTCTCATTGATGAACAGCAGTTTAACTTGGTCCGTGAGTGCTTTCTCTGTTTGCATAGAGAGGCGCTCAAGGATTGCCAAGCAATTGCTGAAAGTCAAGAGGAAGTCATTGAGTTTGGTTCCCGGTTGGGATCCTACACTCTACAAGGTTGTGTGACATTCATTGACTAGCCCCTCACGCTGAACTGGAGACAGGTTTACCATGGTTTTGAACACAGCTTGGAAAGCGGAGTCGACCTTGTTCGATGGACTGGTCCATACCGCAAGCGGTACGGATTCGTTTTACGATCAAGTAGACACGCGATCTGCGCTGATTCGAACGCCACGGCGACTCTGGCGTGTACCTACCCCGTACAGTCGTACAATTTCGATTGGCCATACTAATCAACCATGCACGATGAGAATCGATTGCATCAAGATTGGTACGTCAATTAAGTTGTATGATTCGCACTGGGGACATGTAAACGCTGGAAATAAGCCGGCCTGTTTTCCTTACAGCCTACCTCCCACTCCGACTCGGTTACAAACCGAGGCGGAACGCAAGGCTAAAGCTAAGCTAAAGCAGCAGAATGTGAATTTTGCTGCCGCGCTTGGTGAAGCTGGCGAAGCTTCAGAAATGATTCTGAAGAATCTCGTCAAACTGCGTCGGGGGGTTACGGCTGTGCGGAGACTCGATGTCAGAAAACTGGACCGTTTGTTTGGTGAATCCATAGGCCCTAAAGCCCGGAAACACCGTAAACGTCGACCTCGAAAGAGATCACTTCACAGGAATAATCGTGAAGTCTCAGGGCTCTGGCTCGAATACAGCTTCGGATGGATCCCACTTTTGTCCGATATCCATGGTGCGACACAAGAACTCAGTAATGAGTTCGGTGATACCGATCGTTTTCAAGATCGGTACAAGTGTCACGTCGTGGGGACAGCTGAGCAAACATCCGATTTGCCCGGTCAGTGGGGGTTCGCATGTGGTTTCCTGACGAAAGGCTTTATCGATGGCCGAACGAAAGAACGGCATCGGTGTAAGGTTCGTCTGGACTACGTGCTAACCAATCCCATGCTGGCAACAGCATCTCAGTTGGGTTTAACAAACCCGATGGAGACTGCCTGGGAGCTTCTTCCGCTCAGTTTCTTGGTGGACTATATCGTACCCGTGGGCAACTTCTTTAGTCAGCTGGACGCTGGCTTGGGATGGAGCTTTCGGGGCGGGACGGTTTCCAAGATCTCCAGGGGACAACGGAAGACATGGATCAATAACTCTTCTATGAGGATTGATTCAACGTCTGCCGTTCAGCAGAAAGTCAGTAATGGCTCTTCTGCTGCGGTCCAGAACCGAGTCCGGTTAACCCGGTCGGTCTATGGAACGGAACCCTTGGGTCTGAGTCTAGCGATAGACGAGGACCCTTTCAAGGGCCGGCGCGTGCAAAACTTAGTTAGTTTGCTCGTGCAGGCAATCCGATAATCATCCAATCCAGGATAAATAATGGCTATTGCCAATATCGTACTTCCCGATGCAGCTGGTACTCCCGTCAATCATACCTTTGTGTTTGGTAAGAATGACGGCGACACCGTTCGGTGGAATGAGAAGACTGCTAGTTTCCCGTCGGGATACTGGCCTCTGTCTGTCTCACTCCGCGATCCGGCTGGGTCGAACGGCTCTCGTGTCTATCGTGGTGGGATTGATTTGGCCATGCCGGTGTCGGTGACGGAAGTCATCAACGGTGTTAGCATCCCGAAGGTTGCTTACACGCTCCGTGCAAAGGTCGAGTTCATCTTCCCCGCTGATAGCTCGACTCAGAATCGCAAGGATCTGTTGAAGATCCTTGAGAAAGCGCTTGCTGAGACGCAGATTAACGGCGTTCTCACTACCCTTGACCGCCTTTCGGGCTAATCGAGCCCATATGAAATGGCTGGATGGGGTCATTCGCTTGCTTACTTTACTCTTGCCGCTTGTGCGGCGTTCGCGGGACTGTCCGGAGAAATCCGAGCAGCGACACGATCGGGAGTAAGCTCTGAGACAACCCTTTCACCAATTGAGGTTTTAACCCGTGATGAAAAGGAAAAGAGATGCAGATCCTTCTCAGGACCTGTACCGTTACAATGCTTGTCTAGCCCCCGTCGTTGCTCAGCAAATGTTTTCGCTGGGCAACACCGACGTCTCGAGGATGCTCGACTCTGCTATGCAGAGTGGAGATTACTCGAAGATTGTGTCTGCTTCCGTCGATCCAATGGATTATACGAATGCAGGTACTTTTGGCCAGGACTACCTCTTTGCCGAGCTGATGTCCAAGTACCCAGAATGGGACTTGGGGATCGACCGGCAGAAGGTCGCCTTAGCTAAATTCGTCGAAGCCGAAGCACTTTGTAAGGACACGAATCGACGACTGCTAGGCTCTTATGGCTCTTCCACAGTTGGAAAGCCATCGCACCCGATTTTGTTATCGGCTATGCGTAAAATTGAGAGTCTGCTTGGTTCGTTCTCGTGGCCTGAGGTGTTCCGGGAATCATCTTGGGGACCAGGCGCGACGACCCGGCTGAAAAGAGCCGAACGTGACGTCTATTACAAGTTCTGCGGTTTACCGCATGTAACGCATGACTTGTTCCCGGTGGCGGCTAAGATGGTTAAGAGTGTTCCAGGATGGAATCCTCGATACCTCGAAGTCGTTTGCGGTAACAAGGTTACTACTGTGCCGAAGAACGCGAAAACCGACCGTATTATTGCGATCGAGCCCGATCTGAACATGGTAATTCAGAAAGGGATCGGCAAGATGATCCGGAAACGGTTATGGCGGGCGGGACTCCTGTTAGACGATCCAAGAGATAGGGTGAGAACCTTATACTCCGAGAAAGTCAAAACAACGGCCCAACTTCGCAATGCGGAGTTGGCCCGAATTGGGAGCTTAACAGGCGATTTTTGTACGATCGACCTGTCTATGGCGTCTGACACTGTCTCTTTTGAGATAGTTAAGTCGCTCCTTCCTCTACGCTGGTTTGAGGCTCTAGAGCAGAGCCGCAGTCCAAGCGGGATTCTTCCTGATGGTACTCGGGTTGAGTACCAAAAGTTCTCGAGCATGGGCAATGGTTACACGTTTGAGCTTGAGACCCTGATCTTCTGGGCCTTAGCCGAGGCGGTGACTGAGCTCTACTCGAGAGGGCAGCATCAGGTGCTTGTTTATGGGGACGATATCATTTGCCCCACCCAAGCAGCGGCCCATGTTATTGAAGCACTCCAAACGTTCGGCTTTGTGCCGAACCTGAAGAAGACCTTCGTAGCTGGACCGTTCCGTGAGAGTTGTGGTAAACACTACTTTCGCGGCACTGATGTGACTCCGTTCTACATTCGTCGACCTGTAACTGATATCAGCAGGCGATTCTGGCTCGCTAATACGATCAAAAGGTACAGCCGCTGCTCCTACGGTCTCGATCCTCAATTCAAGTCAGTTTATGACTTTGTAAAGAGTAAGATACCAAAGAGATGGTGGCTGAGTATTCCTGATGGCGTTGGCGATGGTGGACTTGTCGTGGATTTTGACGAGGCCACTCCCATTCTATCGACTTCCCGCAAGGGAAAGAAGAAGTACCGACGACTTAATAACTCGTTGGAAGGGTACCAGTATCGATTCATCGTGGATGTAAATTCCACGAGGGATTTCGACGATGAAACATTCCTCCTTAAAGCTCTGTACGAGCTTGACATGTGGGATGGTGTAGCGGAGAAGGAATCGAAGCTTAGCGTCCTTCACGAACGGC